GAACCCATACCTCTTGATGAAACACCAAGTTGAGCACCCTCGTCAATTAAGTTCTTAACGATTTTACCATATGGTGTATCCATAATTTTCGCCTCACCTACAAAGTTTTTACCTTCTGGTTTAAGACTTGTTATCATATGAGAAACACGCTCAAGGTTTACTGTTGGTCCGTCTGGATGTCCTAGTTCGCCAAATGCTCGTTTCTTATTAATGAATTCGTTTGTATATCTCTTGACTTCTTTTGCAAGAGTTTCGACTGGATAAACTCGACCGTTACGGTTCTTAATATCAGCCTGCATAAAGACACCTCGTATCTTATAAGATTTACCACCGTTAGTGGTTGCCTCTGTCAATACTTCTATATCTTCAATAGTTTCTGTGATTAATTTCATCTCTCCACCTTTTCTTTGTTGTAAACTTTATCTACTATGCCTTGTTTAATTTCTTCTCTTTTTACATTATACTTTTCAGCAAATGCGTCTTTAAATCTTTCAGCTAGTTCAGTTTTTCGTTTTGTTCCTACTATTCTCTCTAGTATTGCTCGAGAATGATTCTTTTTAGTTTTACTCATTATCTCACTTCTATTATAATTGTATAACTATCATTTTGAGTAAAGTTTTTTGTACTAAACAAAATGTCACCTGCAGGACTTGTACTTGCTTCTAGTGTTGCATTGTTACCAATACCATTACCTGCAGTATGTAAATCCCAATATCCTTCGCCACTTAAAAATAATGCAGTTGCGTTTGCGCCACTCGTCCCACTACCTGCCCAAATTACTTCAACTCCACCATTACCAGAGTTTGTATTGCAAGTCCACCAAATTTTACTTATCTTCTTGGTTGCATCCTCAGTCATATGAGTTAATGCACTTGCATCCATTTTAGTTACCAGTGTTTCACCAGAACCATCACTAAGATTAGTAAACTTCATCACGGTTTTTGTACCAGATGTATCTACTATTGTTTGACTTGTAACCGTATCAGCCATTATTAATTCCTTCTAAATTCAGTTATTAACAAATAACTCTCTACATTTGAGTCAGTTGTTAGTTTTATTTTTGCGTCATTACCAAACTTTAATTGATCTGGTCTTAACCCATACTTACCTCTACCAGTAAGAGATAAATCATTTTCTTCACCATCAGCACTAATACTTAAAGTGCCTGTGCCTTGTATTTGATAATAACATTCAATCAGACTTACTTTAGATTGATTATTACCATCAGTTAATTTTTCAGCGTCTACCATAATTTGGTCAACTTCGTCTTTGATACCGATAGATTTAATTATCGTTTTACTATCAGTATCAACAACTGTTGTGTTTGTTATTGTCATAAGAAATCACTATGCAGTAAATGTAGTGTCTTTTCTTAATTCAAGAATAACATACCCTGAAACACCATAAGCACTTAACTCAATGTCTCCAGAAGTTGCACCTGTATTGGTTGCGTTATTAGGTATAGGACCAGCAGTACCGTCATAGTGACCTGTACCTGCAAGATTGATTGCTACAGTATCAGCAGAAGCACCTTTAAATTCAATGCCTACCCAACCTGTATTATCATCAGCAGTACCTTGTACTAATGCCCACCATGCTCTTCTAATAGACAATTTAGCACCGTTAGCGTGTCCAGATAAACCACTTGCGTCTAAAATTAAAGTGTTAGCAGTTGTGTTGTCGTTCATAGTTGCCATAACGGTTACGAGACCACCATTAGCACCATCAGCAACAACTGTATCTTTTAATGTTCTTGTAGCTACAGCCATTTTTTATTTCCTTACTTTATTAGTTCATTGTCGAAGTAATTTTCTATATCATCAACTTTGACACTATGTTTTTTTGCGACAGTATTAATGATACTATCAATTTTACTTATAATAGGATCAGGCGCCTTATCAATCATAGCATAAACATCTCTGATTGCCACCCTCATTTTAGGAGATAGATTTCTATACTCCTTAGTTCCTTCAGGACCTATGTATCTGCGTTCTTGTAGTTTAGTTTTAAACTTCTGAAACTGCAGGTTGCTCATTTTCTTCCTCTTCTGAATCTATTTCAACAGGTTCTGCAATATCATCTAAACCAGAAGCATCTTTTATTCCTTCTAATTCATCAGCAGCATTTAACCAATCTTTAGCAACATCAACTCTCTTATCATCTAATGCTTGACCAATCTTATCAGAAAGAGCATTTTTAAATGCGTCTTGAGCAGCAATGTTATCGCCGTCTGCAAGTGAATCAACCATTTTTTCTACATTATCATTTGACATAATTATTCATCTCCTATATTATCTATATTTATATCAGAACTATCATCATCTTCCATACTTTCGCCTTCTGGATGTGCAATAACTCCTTTACTAATTTCATCAGCAATTTGATTATCAATTTCAATGATATCTTCATCACTTTGTCTAAGAACATATTTTCTTACATATTCAACTGAATAGAACTTACCAATGTAAGGACTAACTTCGTTTGCAAGACTTAATCTTTCTCTTAGCATTTCTGCATTTTTAAGTTCTGCAAAGTATCCATCTTTTAAATAATCATATTGTATATGTTCTTTAATCTTTTGCCAATCTTCAATTGTAATAATACCTTTTAAAACCAATTGAGTTTTAAGTATATCTTGAAAGACTTGAGTAAATCTCTTTCTTAATCTTTGAATAAATTTAGTAAACTTCAATTCATCTCTTGTAATCTCAGCCGCTTTACCAATATTGAATCCGTTTTCTGATTCCATTCTTGATATAGGAACATTCAAAGACTTATATAATTTTTTCTGAAAATAAACTACATCTGAAATTTCACCAAGATTTTGTCCACCAGGTAGAGTAGTAACCTCTGTACCCTTAGCACCATCTCGTCTTGGTAACCAAAAATCTTCAAGCATTGACATATGTTTTCTGTCATCTCGTATTTCACCAGTCGAAGCGTCATAGACAAGTTTATTTCTATATCGTGCCATAACATCTCTAAGATATGACTCTGCTTTTACTTTTGGTAAATTACCAACATCAACATAAAATATTCTTCTTTCAGGTGCTCTTACTATTCTGTAAATAACAACAGCATCTTCAATCATTCGCAACTGATTAACAGGTTTAATTGCCTTNTGCAAATGCCCCATAACCATATTTTTAGTTGCGTCAACTTGACCAGAAGTTACATAGGTAATTGAATCGGTAGTAATTTTAAGTCCTGCATTTGAGTTCGCAGCTGACATACCTTTTTCGTTATATACAAACCATTCGTTTGTCTGTTCTACAACTTCGATTCCAGTACCTTTTGAATCTCTTCCTTTAGTTACCTCACGAACTTTTTTAATCTTTCGTGGATCAATGTATCGAATTTCTGTAAGTCCTTTTCTCGGACTCTTTGGATCTATTACTTTGTGAAAGTAAATTCGTCCATCAATATACCATCGTTTAAATATATCGTGACCTTTTTCGTCAAAGTTTAGAAGTGATAAACACTCTTGAAACTCATTACGAATTTTGCCTTTAATGTTTTCAGATATAGCAAGTTTGTCTAGTGATATTGATACTGGACTATCTCTCTCATCTGATACTACAACTTCATTAATGATATCTTCAACTGCCATATCACATTCAGGATGTTGTGCAATCTCTCTATATCGTCTAATTAAGTCAAAGTCGTCCTTTGCGTTAACTTCCATATCCAGGTATTGGCCGAAGTATCCGCCAGCAGATATAGTTGTTGTTCCGTCATCAGGAGTGGCGACCGTAAACGCTTGTTTACTAGTCGCCGATTTCTCCAGGTTCGTGTCTCTGGTTATTTGGAAACCAAGTATTTTTGCCATATTATATTATTCCTTATAACTATTTATTTATTATGTAGTAGTGTCAGTTTCGAAGAATTGGTAAGAGAATTCTACTGTAAAAGTTTCTACTTCATTATTAGTTCCGTAGTCTAACGCAATATCAGAAAGTGCCGTAGGGAACCCTCCTCTAAATGTGTAAGATTTTAAAGTATCTCCGTTTCGATCCAATTGATCTACGAAAAAGTCAACTTGATAATCAGCAGGATTTGTTAATCCTTCATTATCAGTCATGTTATTCATGCCATTCATCCATCTTTCGAATGCTCTGAAAAGTTTAAAATCAGTATCATTCATCACGGTTATTGACCATGGATTAAATGTTCTATCACCTGTTAGATTTAGTATTCTACCTCTAAAGTTTACTGGTGTTACAGCAACATTAGAACCAGGAAGAGTTGTAGCAGAACATAAGAACGCTAAGTCTGATGTTTCTCCTCCAACTGCCGAGTAACCAGGAAAAGGTAAAGTTACCTTAAACTGATTGGCTCTTGCACCACCGCCTCTAAGACGAGATTTAAAGTCATTTATATTAGCCATTTTTTATTCTCCTCTCTATGCGCCTGCTACTTCAGAAAAGGCAACGCCTGATCTTGTAGCAATAAAGTTAAGTTGAATGAAGTTAATAGAACGAGCTGGTTTGATATAAATATCTGCCCTAAATTCGTTTCTATCAATTACATCACCTGTGTTATTAGTAGTATCGCATACTACAGCAAAATCAGTAATACCTCTTCTGCCTTGTACATCTCTGATAAACGGTTCTACTAAGTTTCTAAATTGTGCCCTAGTGAATTCGTCATTGAACTCAAATAGTTGAAATTTAGCAGCAGTAGAAATTGCTTTCTCAAGAACGATAAACAATCTACGAACATTGATACGATCAAATGCAGACGGTTTAGTTTGAGCAGTTTTATCACCAAACAATACAGTACCTTGCCCAGGAAATGCAACGACAGGATTTACTCTTGCCTTGTATAGATCATCTCTTTGAGTTTGATTAGGATTGAATGCTAATTTAACAGCACCTCTAATTTGTCCACGATTGAAACCGCCTGGTGAGAACCATGCGTCAGCAACACTATCTGTACGAGCACAAAGACCCGCAATATCTCCGTTCAAAGGAACGAATCTATAAACATCACTATATCTGTCGTACATATATTTGTAACCACTATCAAAAACAGCATAACTTGTAGAAGGTAAAGCATTAAAGAAATCTTTTACATTCTTAGTTTGTGTAATTGCATTAGCAACGCCTACAACATCAGCTCTTTCTGGTGAAATAAAAGCAACGCAATCTTTTCTTGCAGTTGCAATATCCATAACAGAAGTTGC